CTGTAGATGTAAATCTATTATTTGCTGTACCAGCGGCGAATGGTGGCGATGACGTTACTCTTGCGAACGATCTATTAAGCATTGCAACAGCACGTAAAGATGTAGTTGCGTTTGTTTCTCCTCCAATCGAGGATACTGTAGGAACAGCTACACCAGCAGCAGATGTTAAAGCATTTGCTGATCAGTTAACATCAACTTCTTATGGTGTAATCGATTCCACAGCTCTTAAAGTATATGACAAGTATAATGACGTATATCGCTGGATTCCAGCGTCAGGTCATATGGCTGGTCTATGTGCTAATACAGACCAAGTTGCAGATGCATGGTTCTCACCTGCAGGCTTCAACCGCGGTCAAATTTTAGGTATTACAAAAATTGCTTTCAATCCAAAGCAAGCTGATCGTGATACTCTATATAAAGCACGCATTAATCCAATTGTTTCTTTCCCTGGTCAGGGCACAGTACTATACGGTGATAAGACTGCACAAGCTAAGCCTTCTGCATTCGATCGCATTAACGTACGTCGTCTATTCATTACTTTGGAAAAAGCGATTGCAACTGCTGCCAAATTCCAACTCTTTGAATTCAATGACGAATTTACCCGTGCAATGTTCCGCAACATGGTAGAACCATTCTTGCGTGATGTTAAAGGTCGTCGTGGTATTACAGACTTTGCAGTTGTATGTGATGCAACAAACAACACTGGTGAAGTTGTAGATACAAACCGTTTTGTAGCGGATATCTATATTAAACCAGCTCGTTCAATTAACTTCATCACATTGAACTTCATCGCGACTCGTACTGGCGTTGAATTCTCTGAAATTATTGGTCAATAAGGAGAATAAACAATGGCAATTCTAGGCGTAGACGATTTTAAATCCAAGTTAGTTGGCGGTGGTGCACGTAATAACCTTTTCAAAGTAGAAATGGGTTTCCCAGCAGGTATTGCTGGAGCGGCAGAATCTGAAGTAGGCGGTTTTTTAATTAAAGCAGCACAACTTCCAGCTTCTAATATTAATCCGATTATGGTACCATTCCGTGGTAGACAACTTCAAATCGCGGGTGATCGTGTATTTGAACCTTGGACAGTTCAGGTTATCAATGATACGAACTTCTTATTGCGTGATGCATTTGAGCGTTGGATGAACTATATTAATGCTCACTCTGCAAACACAGGTGAAGTTACTCCATCAAACTATTTTGCTGATGCGTCGGTTTATCAGCTTGATAAAGATGGTAATGAGATCAAAGGCTATACATTTAGAGGCTTATGGCCAACAAACGTATCAGCAATTGAAGTATCTTATGATGCTGAAAATACTATTGAAGAGTTTAGTGTTGAGCTTCAAGTACAGTACTGGGAGTCAAATACTACTTCTTAATAGTGGTATAAATAATAGCAGAGGGGATAAAACCCCTCTGTTTATTATAACGTAGGAAAAGATTAATGGCTGAATTATTTGGTTTCGAAATTAAAAGAAAAGGGCAAGAAAAAGAAGATTCTAAAAAGCAATCTTTTGTTGCTCCTATGGAAGATGATGGTTCCAGTTATATTCAAGCTGGAGGTTACTTTGGCCAGTATGTAGATTTATCTGGTACTGAAGGCGCTAAAAATGAAGTTGATCTTATCCGTCGTTATAGACAAATTGCTCAACATCCTGAATGCGATGCAGCAATTGAAGACATTGTTAATGAATCTATTGTATCTGATACAAAAGCGGCTCCTATTGAGCTCATTACAGATGATTTAGATCAACCTGATAATGTAAAAAAATTAATTAGACAAGAATTTGAAAACATTATTCAACTGCTTCAGTTTAATCATTATGGACATGAAATTTTTCGTAAATGGTATATTGATGGCCGTTTATTCTACCATATCATCATAGATGAAGCTAATCCAAAGAAGGGTATTACTGAATTACGTCCGATTGATCCAACTAGAATTCGTAAAGTAAAAGAAGTAGAACAAGAAAAAGATCCTAAAACTGGTGTTAATCTTATTAAAAAGATTAACGAGTATTATCTTTATCAAGATAGTGCAATGAATAAGTCTAATCAGGGATTAAAGATTTCTAAAGACTCTATTCAATATACAACATCTGGTTTATTAGATACTTCCCGCAAAATGGTTTTATCTTATTTGCATAAAGCAATTAAACCAGTAAACCAACTTCGAATGATGGAAGATTCATTGGTAATTTACCGTTTATCAAGAGCTCCAGAACGTAGAATTTTCTATATTGATGTTGGTAACCTTCCAAAAGGTAAATCTGAAGAGTATTTACGCGGTATTATGAATCAATACCGTAATAAACTTGTTTACGATGCATCTACTGGTGAAATTAAAGATGATCGTAAACATATGTCTATGTTAGAAGATTTTTGGCTCCCACGTCGTGAAGGTGGTAGAGGTACAGAAATTTCAACACTTCCAGGTGGAGAAAACCTAGGTCAAATTGACGATATCTTCTATTTCCAAAAGAAGTTATATAGATCACTAAATGTTCCAGTAAATAGATTAGAACAAGAAGCTCAATTCTCATTGGGTCGTTCAACTGAAATTTCTCGTGATGAAGTAAAATTCCAGAAATTTATTAATCGTATTCGTAAGAAGTTTTCTTGGTTATTCCTAGATCTCCTTAAAATGCAATTAGTGCTGAAGGGTATTATTACTGAACAAGACTGGAAAGAAATTAAAGAAGATATTGCAGTTGATTTTATTAAAGATTCTCATTTTTCTGAATTAAAAGAATCAGAAATTATGAGAGATAGATTAGAATTATTAACTGAATTAGATCAATATGTTGGTACATATTTTTCTCGTGATTGGGTTCGTAAAAATATTTTAATGCAATCTGATGAAGATATTCAAGTTATGACCAAACAAATTGAAAGTGAAAAGCAATCTGGAGAAATAGAAGATCCTGATGCTGATGAAAACGTAGAAATTTAAATTATTATAAATAATGGTAAAGGATTTATAAATTATGTCTGATACAAATGATTTAATTACTGCTTTGGCTAATAATAAAACAGCTGAAGCAAATAATGTATTTAGTGATCTTATGAGTGCAAAAATTAGTGATGCACTTGACGCTCGTAAGATTGAAATAGCTGATGATGTATTTAACGGCGTAGAACAGGAAATAGTAGATGCAGACGTTCAAGGAATTGAGATTGAATCTGACGTTGAGTGAAGCTTCTGAAAAAGAAGTTAAATCATTCAAAGTTGGTAAAAAATCTAAAGCTGTAGTTAAAAAATCAGGTTCTAAGTTTTCCGTTTATATAGATGGTGAGCTATTAGATAAGGATTACAAATCTGCTAAAGAAGCAGAAAAGGCTGCAAAGGAATTTGCAGATCTTATGGGAGCATAATTAAATGAAGCTGATTACAGAACTTTATGAAGAAAACTTAAATTATATTACCGAAGAAACTAATGGTAAAAAGAATACCATTATTGAAGGTATTTTTATGCAGGCTGAATCTAAAAATAGAAACGGTCGTGTTTATCCTCGTGGAGTGATGGAAAAAGCTGTTAATAAATATGTTACAGAACAGGTTAGTCGCGGAAGAGCTGTTGGTGAGTTAAATCACCCAGAAGGACCAACAATTAACTTGGATAAAGTTTCCCATCGTATTACCGAACTAAAATGGGATGGTAATAATGTGATGGGTAAAGCACTCGTATTAGACACTCCAATGGGCCAAATTGTAAAAGGTCTTGTAGAAGGTGGTGTTCAACTGGGTGTTTCTAGTCGTGGTATGGGTAGTCTTGTGAACCGCAACGGGGTAAATGTTGTTGGAGATGATTTTCTTCTAGCAACAGTGGACATTGTCCAGGATCCCTCAGCACCAGAAGCTTTCGTTAATGGGATTATGGAAGGCGTCGAATGGATCTGGGAAAATGGCCTGCTAAAAGCACAAGATGTTGAAAAATATGAGACTGAAATCAAAAAGGCATCTTCATCCCAATTGGCCGAAAGCCAGTTGAAGGTGTGGAAAGATTTCCTCTCAAAACTTTAACTCTATTTTATCAAGGAGTAAAATATGTCTGAAGAGACCAAATTAGAAGAGTTGGATCTTATCGAAGACGTTACTGAAGTACAAGAAGAGCTCCAAGATGAAGACCTCGTTGAAGACGTTGAAGTTGAGACCGAGGAACACATCGCGGAAGAAGAAGTAGTTGCAGAAGAAGTTGAAGAACTTGAAGAAGCAGCTGCGCCTAAGACTAAGGCTGGTATTATTAATGCCATGTACTCAGAAATGTCTAAGATGAAAAAATCCGACTTACAAGCCGCCTATGAAAAATTTATGGGTAAAGATGACGACGGCGATGATGACGACGATGACGATGATGATATGGACGAATCAGTTCAAGACGATGGCGCAGAAGCTATCGATGCGACAGATAAAGCCATTGAAAAATCAAAGCCAAGTAAAGTTGCTGAACCAAAGGGTAAATCAAAAGGTAAGATGAAAGAGTCATATGACTTTAAAGCTGATCTAGATGCTCTTGTTGTTGCAGATGACAACTTATCAGAAGGTTTCCAAGAAAAAGCAGCTACAATCTTTGAAGCAGCAGTTAAAACAAAAGTTGCTGGTGAGATTGATCGTTTAGAAGCTGAATATGCTCAGCATCTAGAAGAAGAAACAGCTTCAATTCAAGAGCAATTAGTAGAAAAAGTCGATGGTTACTTAAACTACGTAGTTGAAAACTGGATGGAAGAAAACCGTTTGGCTGTAGAAAATGGTTTGAGAAGTGAAATCTCAGAATCATTCATGGAAGCACTAAAAGGCGTATTTGTAGAGCATTATATCGATGTACCAGAATCAAAAATTGATATGGTAGACGATCTTGCAGAACAAGTACAAGAATTAGAAGAGCACTTAACAAAAGCAACCGAAGATAATATTCGTTTGTCTGAGTCAGTAGCTCAAATGCGTCGTTCAGAAATTTTAGCAGAAGCATCACAAGATTTAGCAGTAACAGAAGCTGAAAAGCTTAAAACACTTGCTGAAGATGTAGATTTTGAAGATGAAGCAACATTCACTAGAAAAGTTGCAACATTGAAAGAATCATACTTTGCTAAAACTGTAACCGAAAATGTAGAAGAAGCTGAAATTGCTACAAATGCAGATGGTGAAGAAATTGAAGTTTCACCACTCATGGAAAAGTATCTAACAGCTCTTTCTAAGTCAGTAAAATAACTAAATTCCATTAGGAGAAAACAAACAATGTTTAATGCAGAAAATGCTTCTCAGAAATGGCAGCCAATCCTAGAGCATGCTGACATTCCTGAAATTAAAGACAACTACCGTCGTTCAGTAACTGCGGTACTTCTAGAAAACCAAGAAAAAGCAATGCGCGAAGAGCG